TTAATGCTTGTTGACTTGCATTTGACTTGCATTACCCAGATAATCGTTAAGCTTGTCCACTGATCTTATTTTAAATTTGGTGTCCAGATGCGTATAAATACCAAGCGTTGTTTTTATGTCTGAGTGCCCAAGCAGATCTTTTGCTGTCAGCACATCCACACCCGCCATATAGAGCATCGTGGCGTATGTGTGCCGCAACCAATGCGCCGTGAAATGGGGGATGGTTAAAAGGCTTGATTTCCCGACTTTTGGAGAACCGAACTTTTTATCAATTTCCCTTAGATAATCATCCCACATAACGCGCCAGGAGCTTTCTGACACAATTTGCCCAGTCGCGGACGGGAATACCAATAAACTTGATTTAGGCTGATCTGATAAGTAGACCGCCAGAATTTCCGGAATTGATATCACACGCATCCCCGCGTTTGTTTTGGTGGATGCCTTGACGTGCGGAACACCATCATGAAATTCGACCGATTTATTTACCGTTACAGTGCGATCAGCCAAGTTTATATCAGGCCACGTAAGAGCAAGTAATTCGCCGCGCCGCAATCCAGTGTACATCATTATTACGGCCGCAAGCTGCATTTTATGAGGCGTGTTTAATATCCAGCCTTGCTCCTCTTCTGTTAAGGCTCGCCTGTGGCTTTGCGGGGCATTCTTGGGGATAACCACAGCATCAGCAGGGTTATAATCTAAAACGCGATTTGTGATCGCCAAGCGGAATATTTGCGAAGCCGTTAGCTTGATATCGCCTAAAGTCTTTTTTGAGGTAGGCTTACCGGTATGCGGGTTCTCGGCTGCCAGAGCGTCAACGATTTCTTGTATGTCATAGGTTTTAATATCGGATATGCGCAATCCATGCAGATTTTCCAAGCGTTTTATATACCCCTCATAAGACCTGAACTGAGAAAAAGATATATCCGCCTCTTTGTATTTAATCCAGCGTTTTGCCCAGTCCCCGAACGTATCACGCTCTGCTGTCACGTCGATCCCTTTGCGCAGAGCAAGCTTAACCTGTAGGGCCGCTTCGTCGGCCTCTTTTTGTGTGTTGCCGTACACTGTTTTATATTTTCGTTTACCATCCACCATCCCCAGATATACCTGCACGGCGATCCTTCCATCTGCACGGCGCTTATTTTGCTTTCGAGGCATTTTATCACTCCCAAATTATATATTTAATAATTATGCAAAGATAACCTATGATAAAATAGCCCTCCCTTCTATATAACGAAAAAAAACGTCAAATGTTGCACTTGATTGAGAAAATATTTTTTGATTTTGCTTTTTTCTCCGTTTTGTACAAATTGCCTAAAGAATATTCTTGCATGTTTTTTTCGCTTGGTCAAATCGTTTTGACCAAAATTCACAAAATATGTGCTAAAATTTAGTTAGTGGTTACTCTTCACAGTTAGGCGTAAATTAAGGGAAAATTAGCAACAATAGACACGAGGTGTCTATTGTTGTGAAATACAAAGTAACCGTATTGCTAAAGCCATACAGAGAGCAAAACGCAATGACAGTGCGAATGTTGGAAGCAAAGGCAGGAGTAAGCAAGACACAAATCGTCAATATTGAGAATGGAAGCAATCTGCCGACGCTTCCCACCCTATGCAAACTTGCCGCCGCGTTAAAAGTCAACCCGCATGATATGTTGATTTTTGAAACGGAAAAAGATCAAGTTGACGAGCAAGCAAAGGAGTGATAATATATAAGCGAACGAATGTTCTGAAACGAGGGCAAAAAGAATAAGGCAGCTTGCACTTTGGCCGGCGCGGCTGCCTTATTCCGATAGGGGGGCACTATTGTACCTCCGCACCCTCATTATACAGCAGACGGTGGTTAAATGCAATGCGCCGTTTTGAGGCGTGTGTCTATTATTAGGAGGGTTAAAATGGAAGAAAAACTATTGGAAAAGCGAAAGTGTCCGGAAAGCTACATAAGATTAGCCAAAATGATCGGTAAATATGGAAAGCCGGTTCAAGATGTTGCTCTACTTTGCAACGCCATCGAAGTAGGCGGAGATGATAGCGGTCAATCCGTCCAAAAACCTAATTTGGGCATCAGTCAAATCTTGACCTTCCTTAACCAGTCCGCGCTTTAACAGGGACTGATAAATTTGCATTCCCAAATCATCATAATCAACATTATCTGTATCGGATAATTCCGATGCAGATTTTTTTTCTGTTTTATTGAAATTTTCTCTAAACAAATAATAAATATCAACCCCGAGAGCGTCGCAAACTTTTATGACGGTTTGCACAGATGCGCCATCGACTCCGCGTGACAAAACGCCCTTTATTGTTGTGTACGGGATACCTATATCTTTAGCAAACGCCATAACACTACGATAGTTTTTCAAAATTTCGTTTTGTAAATATTCCTCTTTTGTCACTTAAATCACCTCGTTTAAATGATAACACAAAAGAAAGCTAATGTAAACCAAAATCTACTCAATTAAGTAAATTTATTTCGAAAAATGGTTGACATTCTACGTTTTAAGGTCTATAATAAAACCACAATCTACTCAATTAGGTAGGAGGTGATTAAATGCTTTACCCAAATTTAAAAAAAGCTATGGGAATTGAAGGTATAACCAAAACAGATATTTCTAGAGTTTTGCACATTCATTTCAACACGGTAACAGATCGACTTGAAGGGAACACCTCTTCCAAGAAGGAAGATAATTATCAAATCGGGTTCTCCCTTGCGGAGGCGTTCGCAATCCATGAGACACTTCTTAAAAAATATGATTTTAGGTGGCTGTTTTATACGGAAGATGCACAATTCAAAGCGTCATAAAGCAAAGAAAGAGGGAGGCGAAAGTCATGAACCGAACAACTCCATTTAAAAATTGGAATACCGTCCCGGTGTTGTTCGGTCTACATACCGCATCCATTGTGTTTGACACAGCGGAAGAAACGCTGAAAAGACTGGCAGCGAAAGGAGAAGTTCCCGCAAAAAAGATGGGCGGGAAATGGATGTTTGAAAAAACGCGGGTGATGGAGTATTTCGGCATTAAGTCAACTGATGATAGCGAAAGGATCCGAGACTTGGAAAAGGAGGTTGACTATTTACGCCGGATCATCTGCGAATCAATTGAAAGGAGAGATGCAATTTGAAAGGGAAATGCAGCGAACCGAATTGCCCCAATGTCGTTTATCGTCGTGGACTATGCCGAAGGCATTGGGAAGCAATCAGGGAAGCGGAACGTCGTGCTTATGAGGAAGCGCAACGTCAAAAGGAAGAAGATAATCAGCGCGTTTTACGAGAAATGGAACGAAAATCCGCATGGCGGGAGCATCTTCCACCGGTCGTACATACCGAGCAAGAAGAGCTTGACGCAAGAGCGTTATACTACGGCAACCGCGAGCGGGAGATTTTTCGGCGCGGAAGGGCGTTGAGGTGTTGACGTGAAATGTTATAAACATGGCCAAATAGTGGCGTGTATGAAACCGCCCGTGTAATGAATACCCTTACAGCAAACCGCCAAAACCAAAAAGCTACACACCTGAATTGACAGTGAAAGAGGAGAACACCTATGAAACAATATAAAGTAACAATCACCAACGGCGATTACCCGCTATCTTACACCTGTGACGCGATCTCAGATGCATTTGAATGCCTGAGGACGCTTGAAAGTTGGGCGCCCGAGCGGATTGCATTTAATTGGGACGATCTGATGGATAGCCTCGTACAGATGCGCAGAAAAGAAATGTTAGAGGTTGAATACAGAGGTTGCGTGATCACCGCACCTGAGGAGGATTGATGCCCATCTGGCTAGAAGCTGCCCTAGGCCTTGCCGCTATCGCGCTGGTAGCAATAGCGTGCTGGCGGGAGGAGAAGCTGGTGGAGTGGGAGAGTAGGGTGACCAAAAAGATAAAACGGAGGAGAAAGGAAGAATCATCATGGAAAAGAAAAAGTTTGACCGGGAAGAGGCTATAAGCCTGATCGCAAGTGGGGAGATGGACAGGTTATTAGATTTTAACCTGTGCGGAGCCAATCTGTGCGAAGCTGACCTGTGCGTTGCCGACCTGCACAAAGCCGACCTGTGCGCTGCCGACCTGCGCGGAGCTAACATCGATTACGCCTGTTGGCCGCTATGGTGCGGCAGTCTGGGTGTCAAGGTGGACGTCCGTATAGCGCGGCAGCTTGCGTACCATTTGTGCGCGCTGGACTGCGATGACCCAGAGTACATCAAGGCACGCAACGCGATCCTTGATTTCGCAAACCGGTTTCATCGTGCAGACGACTGCGGGATATTGGAGCTAATCGAAGCAAAATAATAAAGCCGCTTCCCGACTGCCATCGGAAAAGCGGCAAACACAATAAAACCATTCTTAGTATATGGGACAATCGGAGGAATGTCAAATGCAAATTGATTTGAGCCAATTATTTATCACTATGCCTGCATGTTACGGAAAACTGGATCAAGGCGTGAACTACACGATCCAGCAGGTTTTAGACTATATCGACGAATTAGGGGATCAGATTTCCGAAATGGAAGCCGAACGTGAACTCCTTCAGGATGAAATTTCGGATATAAAAGATCAGGTTTCCATGTATTACCGACCTGCCTCTCCATATGAGATCACGGGGTTAAGAGAATCGGATTTCCATTGAGGTGTCATTATGAAAGATATCAGACCGCTTCGGGCAGATGAAGTTGACCTTCGCATGAAGGGTTGTGTGGAAGGTAAGGCACAATATTTGCTATATGTTGATAGCCGGGCTTGCCGGAGAATCTTGGACGAAACCTTTGGAGTGCTTGGCTGGCAGGATACATATACGGAGATCAAAGGCGCTCTGTATTGCACAATAGAGGTGTGGGATGACGAGTATAAACATTGGGTGGCGAAACAGGACTGCGGCGTTGCGTCCTACGCCGAGAAAGTCAAGGGCGAGGCGAGCGATGCTTTCAAAAGAGCGTGTTTCAGCCTTGGGATCGGCCGGGAGTTGTATACGAAAATTCCAATTTGGATCAAAATCGATACCGTAGAGCAGAAAAGCAATGACGGAAAATCAAAACATGTGCCAAAGAACAGATATATTTCGTTCACTGTTTCCCGCTTGGAAGTAAACCGCAATACAGGAAAGATCAAATATCTATGCATTGTCGATAAGAATAACGAGCGAGTTTTTGAATGGGGATTTAGTGATGATCCTTACATTGACGAAGAGACAGAGCAAACCCGAAGAGGGTTGTTGCTTTATTGCGAAGAGTATGAAGAAATTACTGGAACTCCTTACGAAAAAGCATTCCGCGCTGTCATGCGTAAACACCCTAAAAATATTGAAGGCTATGTAAAAGCTATATTGGAAATGAAAGAACGGATTAAGAAAGAAAAAGCAAAGAAAGAAGAGGCCGATAGGCAAGAGTGTGAAGGGCTATGACTGAAATCAAGTACACGGAAGCTGAGTGGCGGCGGGGGAAGAGAGGGACAAGGCTGGCCCTCTTTGTGGGCCACAGGGAAACTGCAAAGCAATATTGCGAGAATCAGGAGCCAGGTAAAAAGTATGTTGCGGAATTAAAGGAATATCGAAAAAAACGATCCCTTGATGCAAACGCCTATTGCTGGGTATTGATCGGGCAGCTTGCCGCCAGGCTGCGCATCACTCCGTTGGAGGTATACTGCGAGGCGATCCGTGCGATCGGGGGAAATTATTATGTAACCCCCATCAAGAACGAGGCTGTGGCCCATTACAAGCGAATCTGGGAGGCCCACGGGATTGGATGGATTTGTGAGGAAATGGGCCACAGCAAACTGGATGGATACACGAACGTTATTTCTTACTATGGATCAAGCGAATATGATACACGGCAAATGTCACGATTGATTGACTTGATTGTGATGGAGTGCAAGGAACAGGGGATCGAAACAATGACACCGAGAGAACTCGCTTTACTGAAAGAAGGCTGGAAAAATGGATGAACGTGTCTGTTGGCTTTGTGGGAGAAACGGCAACGGCGATCCACTGGAATGCCATCACATCTTCGGCGGGGCTATGCGGAAGAAAAGCGAAAAATACGGCTTAAAGGTTTATCTGTGCGGGGATCGCTGCCATAGGAACGGGACGAAATCAGTACATAGGAACTCCGAAACAATGCTTTCACTCCATCAATGGGGTCAAAGAAAAGCAATGATGAAAAACAACTGGACGATTGAAGAATTCAGACAGGAATTTCACAAAAATTATTTGGAGGACGAAGCATGATTAATAACGTTGTCATTATGGGTCGCCTGACAAAAGACCCGGAACTGAAAACCACACAATCAGGCCTATCCGTCGTTTCCTTCACAGTTGCGGTAGACCGCAACTGTCAGAAGGATGGGGAGCGTCGGGCGGATTTTTTGAATGTGGTTGCATGGAGGCAGACAGCAGAGTTTGTGGAGAAATACTTCGCGAAAGGCTCCATGATTGCCATTCAGGGATCAATTCAAACGCGAAAATATGAAGATAAAAGCGGGAATAAACGGACGGCAGTTGAAATTGTGGCGGATAACGTAAGCTTCTGCGGATCCAAAATCGGAAGCGGAAAGCCAAATCTAAATGTGTCCAATGATGATTTTGAAGAAATCGGAAACGATGATCTTCCTTTTTGAAGGAGGAATGAACCATGAATATCGACATTACCGAGTATATCCCTTATGGGCGCAAAAATGCCGTTTCTCGCCACGAACTGCAAAGACGTACCGGTTTACCGGATCGCACGGTTAGGGCGCTTATAGAGGACGCTAGGCGAAAAGGAGCGCACATTCTATCATCCAGTGCGGATAAAGGTTACTGGAAAAGCAACAATGTAGGAGAAATAAAAGAATTTCTGCGGGAAAGCGACGGGAGAATTAGAAAAACAGCACAGACTGTGGAAGCGCTGCGGAGGTATGTTGCAGAGCAGGAAGGAGAGGACGTTGTGCCGGTAAGAGCACATTTTCGACATTTGCAGAAACCAAAGATGCCGAAAGAACAGATTACATTTTAGGGGGCGCTGAGTTTGGCGGAACGAAGGATGTTCAGCCTAAAGGTTATTGATACCGATGCATTTTTAGATATGCCAATCTCTTCAAGGCTCCTTTATTACGAGCTTTCTATTAGAGCGGATGACGACGGTTTCATATCTTCACCTAAAAAAATCACACGAATGGTTGGATGCAGTGAAGATGATTTGAAAATGCTGATTATGAAACAATTCATCATCCCTTTCACAAGCGGAGTGTGTGTTATTAGGGATTGGAGAATCCACAATTACATCCAAAAAGATAGGTATCATGAAACGCAGTATGTTGACGAAAAATCACAACTCATCCTTGAGAAAAACGGGATGTATACAAAGCGTGTACACGATGTGTACAAAATGGATACCGAGGTTAGGTTAGAGTTAGGTAAGGATAGGTTAGAGATAGGAAAGGATAGGGGTGTGGGGGAAGGAACGCCGCCCAAGGCGGCTGACAGTTTCCCATATGACGATTACCGTAAAGCATTCATTGATTGCTGCCCTTCTCTTCCAAAGCCAAATGCTATTGATAAGTGGACTGCAAACCGGAAGAAAGCCCTACGTGCTAAAAAAATATCGGTAGATGAATTTCGTGATGTCTGTAAAAAAATAGAGCGAAGCGAATTTCTCACCGGGCGCGACGGGAAATGGCATGGCTGTTCTTTCGACTGGATTTTAAAGCCTGCAAATTGGCAAAAGATCACAGAAGGAAACTACGAGAACAAAAATCACCCTATCCGGCAAGTAGAATCGGGCGATAGAGAACCCTCGTATGATCTTGATGAATACATGAATAACGCGCTTCACACGTCGATTTCATACCAGAAACGGGGTGAAGAGAATGAATGAGCCTATCGGGTATGAGGCCATTATCTTAGAGCTCAGAACTTCGTTTAATGCGTATTGTGAATTATACGGCCATAATGTAGCAAAGCAAGCGGTAAGGCAAGTTTATACGGAGGTTTTCAAAAGTGAACAAGTATCACGCGCAGAAGACGCTTCTGGAGGGAATAAAGTTTGACAGCAGGCATGAAGCGGAACGATACGCGGAATTAAAACTACTCCAGCGAGCTGGGAAAATCCGTAATCTCAGATGCCAAATTCCGTTTGAGCTTGTCCCTAAGCAAGACGGCGAAAGGGCGGTTAAATACATAGCCGACTTTGTGTATGAAGAGAACGGCAGCATGGTGGTAGAAGACGCGAAAGGATTCCGCCCCAAAGATTACATCATTAAGCGAAAGCTTATGCTTTGGGTGCTTGGGATAAGAGTACGTGAAGTATGAAATTATCTACAGAATCAATCGTCAAAGACAATCCCTATGGATACACACTGAACATCAACCATCCTGCGGTATATCCCCTGTACATGCGGTACAAACGGTGGAAGGGGATCCCTGTTTGGTGCCCGATGTCAGATGGCGAGCGGATAGAGTTTGAAGGGTATTTGACAGGGAGGGAATCTGGATGAACTTTGAATATCAATTGAGATTTTAATAACAGCGTCCGGCCCGATCACCCGGACGGAAAGCCCCGGGATTCGAAATGGAGGCAAAAATGGATTTAGAACAGAAAGCAATTGAAAGGCTGAAACTTGGATCACAAGTGAGCCTTGCGCATTATCAAAAGCCGTTGCTGCTCACCTACAGCGGCGGAAAAGACAGCGATGTGTGCTTAGAGCTAGCCCAAAGGGCAGGAATACCGTTTGAAGTATGCCATAGCCTGACTACGGCAGATGCGCCGCAAACGATCCAGCACGTCAAGAAAAAATTTGCAATGTTAGAGGCAGCAGGGATACATTGCAAGATCGACTACCCCACCTACAAAGGCAAAAGAACATCAATGTGGCGGCTGATTGAAGAAAAACTCATGCCGCCGACAAGAACTATGCGATATTGCTGTGCAGTGCTCAAAGAAACAGCGGGAAACCACCGCGCAATAATAACCGGAGTACGCTGGGATGAAAGCAATAACCGTAGAGGTCGGGGCGAATTCGAAGCAATTGGCCGAACAAAAAAAGACAGGATAACGGTAAGTCCCCAAGAGGAAAATGAACAATTATATCTGAGTGATGAATTTTATCTCAACAACGACAATGATCTTCGCCGCCAATGGATGGAAATCTGCATGAAACAGCGGGAAACTACATGTAACCCCATCATCGATTGGACCAATCATGTTTTATGGGACTATATCCACACGGAGCGCATTAATGTCAACCCGTTATATCAATGCGGGTTTTCCCGCATTGGATGCATCGGTTGCCCAATGGCAGGGGAATGAAGACATTTTGCATTTCAACAGTTTCACAAATATGAAATGATGTACAAACACGCTTTCGCGCGAATGCTGGAACGGCGTAAGCTCAGGCCGGGAGACAACACCATGTGGAGCACCGTAGATGATGTTTGGAACTGGTGGATGGAGGATAAAAATCTAGATGGGCAGATAGAGATAGGTGATGTATGAAACACTTGACGCATCTATCCCTCTTCTCCGGGATCGGAGGGCTTGATCTGGCAGCCGAGCGGGCCGGATTCCGCACGGTTGGACAATGCGAATTTGCAGACTATCCGTATCAGGTGCTGTGCCGGCATTGGCCGGATGTGCCCAAGTGGCGGGATATATGCACGCTGAGTGGAGGCGATTTTTTTGACCGAACAGGGCTGCGAACAGTTGACGTTCTTTCAGGCGGGTTCCCCTGTCAACCGTTCTCCGTCGCCGGGAAGCGAAGAGGCACGGAGGATGACCGTTACCTCTGGCCGGAAATGCTTAGAGTTATCAAAGAGCTGCGGCCTGCTTGGGTTGTTGGAGAAAACGTTGCTGGAATCATCAATATGGCGCTCGACCAGGTGCTATCTGACTTGTAGGCCCAAGGCTACGAAACAAGGACGTTTGTTATTCCAGCTTGCGGTGTCGATGCCCCGCACCGCAGAGACAGGGTCGCAATTATTTCCTACAATAACGCAATTCGACGTAGCGTGCGGGGATCTGAAAGGAAAAGAATATACAGGGACAAAACACGCAATGAAACTGATTCAGGCGGTTCAGATGTGGCCGACGCCGAGCGCATCGGACTGCGGAAGAACAGCAATCAATCCGCATATAACGAAAAACGGGACGGTCCGGCATATGGGAAAAAGCGGAAAACAAAGCTATGCGAGGCTGGATGCGGTAGCAGCGCTGTTTCCAACCCCGCAGGCACGGGATTTCAGAACCGGACATCAGGAGCGTTTTTTCGACCCGAAGAGGAGCAAAAACCTGAACGATCAGATTGGTGGCCAATTGAACCCGACGTGGGTAGAGTGGCTCATGGGATTCCCCACAGGGTGGACAGACTTAGATGCTTAGGAAATGCGGTAGTTCCAGCACAGTTCTATCCGATTTTTAAGGGAATTGCGGAATTGTTTGGAAGGGAGGTGCAAAAATGAAATTGAAAATCCGCTACATGGCGTATAGCGCCATATATACCGCCCGTATCCACGCCAATGCGCTGTGCCGGTTGAGATTTCTGGTGATCAAGGCCATTGCAAAGCCGGACTACTGGCCGTTACATTACAAATGGTGCCCTACATGCAAATATCGCTGTTTGCAGCGAGCGGGCGTATACGATAGAGCGTGTAAGGCCTGGGGGATTAAGGAGGCGGAGGGATAGAGATGCCAGAAGTAAACATTTATCATCCATGCATTACGCGAATTTCCTACCGGCAGGAAAAGGGAGATTCTAATTATGGCACCTGCCTATGGGCAGATTTTGAATTTGACACAATCAATTACCGCTTACAGATCACGTCTGACTGTGGAAATTATTCTTACCAGTGGGTTCCAACTCCGGGGAAAGAATCATTTTTTGGATTGTGCCGGAGAATCAAGCCGGATTATTTACTTAGCAAAATTTCATGTGAAACTGCAATCGACCGAAACGCGACATTAAAAAGCGCAATTGATTTAATTTATCAAAATTTTGGATATTTTGCCGACTTTGAAGATGACTGGGAAACGCTGCTTGAATGCGAACTCGCTGCTATTTCGAACGATGCAGAAATCGCAAACCATATTGTGGGTTTTGCAGATGAGTGCGGAATTGAAGTTGATCCCGGAGAAGCCTTGTGTTGCGTCCAAAAGACTTACCCATCAACAGCAAAGCGGATTGTAAAAATTTTTGAAACCTGCATAAAACCTAAAATTCCGAAGGGGTGAGACTTTGGATGATATTGCGCGAACTGCACACAACCGAGATTGACTGTTGGATAAAGGAACATCACTATTTGCATTCTACCCCTGCTGGTGCCGTCCAACGCCTGTGCAGCCTTAAACCGCCGGCAGATAAGCCGCAATGCCCGGATGAACGGTGTGTATGACTGCTGGATGGCGGGCTGTGTCCGTTTAAACGTTGTGTGAGGAGGGATGGGTTTGACCGTGAAGGCCGTTGACTGCCACGAAAATAATAGCTCTGCCAGCTTTGAACCTGGGGACTTTTGCTTGTACGCATTTGGCAAAGAAAACAAATCCAAAGCCGTGGTGGAAGTCGTAAAGGTATTGGACGATCCACGTGGAGTGGCGCAAGTTAAATTTCACAGGGTTATGGCGGATGATACCGGTAACGGCTTGTTCAACTATCTGCGCCGTACAGGCGATATGATGAACGCCAGCTTTGAATATCTTAAAAAGTTGCCCCGAAAGCAGGTGTCAAACATTGCCCGATCTCTCCCGGCTACTGCCCTATATGCAAATATCGCTGTTTGCAGCGAGCAGGCGTTTATGAGCGGGCGCGCGAGGGCTGGGCAAAGCACGGGACATACATTCCCTCAGAAGAAAAATAGAGAATAAATAAGATGAATTGGAGAAGTGGAAATGATGTCTGATAAACTACCCATTTTTAAAGATGGCGAATGCCCTTACTGTCATTACGATACGCATGCAATAGGTAACGAACCATTGCGATGCGAATTATGTGGGTGGATCGATATGAAGCCGAAAACGCACGAAATAAAGATTTTGGAAAGT